GCGGTTGTACATGATGATGTCGCCTTTCTCCAGCTGTGCCGGGTCGTAGGGAATCGCCAATCCCTGGGCTTCGGCATCGGCCCGGAGCTGGTCGCATCCTTTGACGTTGTTGTTGTATTCCTGCGCGGCAAAGGGTGAATACCCGGTAGCGGCAACCGTTGCCCGGTCCACACAGCCATTGGAACCATAAGGCGAAACGGTCCCATCGAAATTCTCCATGCACGAATCCACTACATCGCTTCCGGCAGCATTCCCGTTCATGGACGCCCCGCCCCTGCTGCCCGAAGCGGCCGCTGCAGGCGGCACGTAATCTGGGTTCGCATTATAGGACGCACTGTCAAGCTCCTGTTTCTGCTCATCCAGCAGTTTATGGAAGACCAGATGCAGCTCCATGATATGCCTGTTGCCCTCAATCCGATGACTGTCCGATTTGATGAAGAACCGCCCTTTAAGTTGTTCTTCCTGGATGTCCACGGAAAAGCCGGCAATGCACTGGATATGGCCGAGCGCCTTGACGGACATGTCATGGGCAACGGTCTTTAGCATGGCCCGGGCTTGCGAGGCATCGTCCTGCTTGGGGTCGGCCTTGCAGATGGCCTGGATGGTGCCGAATCGTTCGATGTCGGTGCCATTCGGCATCTCGCCTTTCGTCTGGCCCGCACTGTCTACGACCACCACTTTCGACACCATGTCTTCGATGGACTCGGACACAGATGCCCCGGTGAGATTCGTTTCATCGCTGATGAGGAAATTCTCCACCACCTGGTCATTAGTACAGACCACATTCAGCTTCCCGTCCGTCATGTAGATATGATACCCCTTGCTATCCTGTGCCGACTGATAAGACAGCGCCTGCTTAATGGCATCGGTCGCTGAGATGTCATCGGCGATGAAACTGCACACCACAGAAAGGTCCGGCATAGTCCCGGCTTCGATGGAAAAGTCATGGATGGTCTGCCGGATGGCATCCGCCACGGTCACATTGGCGTACTTCCGGGTAATACGGGATTTGGCCAGATAGATGATGTTGTCGAAGGCCACAAAACGCATGGCATAAGACTCGCAGTCCCGGCTCCGGGAAAAGATGCGCCCCTGAAAAACGGGATACGTCTCCTGCGTGACCTCATCGGTATAGGAAAAACACACTTCATCTCCCAGCTCCAGAACGGCATTCGCCCAGTCCTTGTCTTTCGTGGTATAGGCGATATCAAATTCCAGCTTTCTCCCGGCCTGCTCCACATCGCCCGACCAGGTATAGGAAAGGGCATAGGCAGACAAGTCCGTGTTCTGCGGCTTGTCTGCCTGCTGGTTTTCCGTATCGGCCTTATTTATCTTTGCCAACTGGAACATTTTCATCATTCCTTTTCAGGTTCATGGTCGTCAGCCGGATGATGTCCCCCGCCGATAGGCCGCCGCTGCGGATGATGCTGCGGTAGACCTGGAACTTGGAGAACTGCTCCTTATTGAGCGTGACCGATTTCCCGACAGCCCGGCCCACGACGTTGCCGATGCTGTCGCCCGGATAATAGGTGATATTCTTCTTCATCTTCTGCCAGAACGATTCAGGGCGTTTCTTCAGCCCCGTTGCAGGGTCTGTTTTCCCTGTTTCCGCCGCTGTGACATAGCGGTATTCCGTCAGCGCCAGTTCATAATACACATCGCCGCTGCCGTCCTTTTCCCCGAACTTGAAAGAGCTGATCAGGCAGGGCATGGAGATGGGCGTGTCCGATACCGTGAGCTGGCAGACCTCGCCGCCTGTACGCATGGCTTCCAGTTCGGCGATATAGGTATAAGGCGACAGCATCATCATGGCAAAGGGATAATCCTGGGCGGGGAAAAATCCCGCCAGCGTCAGGGACTTCAGCCCGGTTCTGCCTTTCATGAGATACTCCCCGTAATTGTTGATATTCACCGTGCCATGATTCGTATTGACGGAAACCATCAGTTCCGAAGGCAGCACGGGAAAGATCACGACAGAGCTGCCCGCAGCCAGGGAAATCGTCAGATTCTGTGACGCCTGCCCGATAGCATTCAGGATGGATTCTAAGAATGAGGCCATCAGATGGTCGCTCCTTTCATGCGGTTCATGCCGTACAGCCGGATCTTTTCCACCAGCTTATCGGCTACGGCGTCGATGTCCTGTTCGCTGCGGACGTTCATCGTATCGATGCGGATAGTGATGGAATGGCTGCCTGCGTTCATGGCCTGCCGGATGCTTTCATCATGCGGGACCACCGTACTGCCGTTTGGCAGGTGGACCAGCTCGCCCCGGCGGTCTTCGTTGATGACGGCAAAGCCGCCGCCAAAATTCCCGACGCCTCCGGCAAAATGACTGATGGGTTCAATATTGAAACCCACATGAGTCGGCGCCCCGCCTGTCAGAGACGGGATGTCAATGGACAGGCCGTTGACGCTGGCAATGAGTCCGTTCACCTGATTGATGACCCAGTTCACGCCGCTCCGGAAAGTATCCTTGATGCTCTCCCAGATGCTGGAAGCCGTCTCGCTGATGCCGTTCATGGCCCCGTCCCAGGCCGAAGCAATCCATTGCATCCCGGCATCCACAGCATCCGACACCGCCTGGATGGCCTGTTCGATATACTGAGAAACTGTATCCCAGTTGCTCCAGAGGAGATACAGCCCTGCGATGACGGCAGCGATGACAATCAGGATGGGATTGGCCATCGCTGCTGCGCCGACTGCCCGAATAACGGTAATCATCATCCTGCCCACGGTCAGGAAGGTACTGCCCATGCCTTTGGCAACGATGGCGATGCCTCTTGCTACCGTGATGAGGCCCTTGAACTGGGCAGCCAGATACTTCGATACGCTCCCGGCCTTGCTGATGCCCGCGGCGATGGAGCTGAACGTCCCGAAGGCCCGTCCGCCTATCGTCAGCACCCGGCCCAGGGTGGAACCGAAGAGCTGGAAGGTCACGATGCCGAAAGCCACCTGGCCGATCAGGGCCTTCTGTTCCGGCGTCAAGGACCGGAACCAGGCCGCCAGCTCCTTCACCCGCAGGGACATGGCCTTGAAATAAGGGGTAAAGGAAACAGCCAGGTCCATCCCGGCATTCTTCAGCTGATTCATGGCAATCTGCATCTGCTCCGACGGGGTCAGCATCTTCTCATAGGCTTCCCGGGTCATGCCGGCAGACCGGGCCATCTGGTCCATGACCTTGTCGAAATCCCCGGCTCCCTTGCCCGTCAGGACCAGGATGCTGTTCAATCCTTCGACGGAACCAAAGAGCTGGGCCATCTGTTCGGCATCACCGCCGGTGGCCCGCTTCACTTCGTCCAGGAACTTCACCCAGCCTACGCTCTGCAGATGAGCCGCGTTGAACTCAAGGCCAAGAGACTGAGCCAGTTTCGCCGCTTCAGAAGACGGCTTCAGGATGTTGCTGTAAGCCGCCTTGAGTCCTGTAATGGCTTCGCTTGTCCGGATGCCGTTCTTGGTCAGGACGGCGATGGAACCGAACAGTTCCTGGGTGCTGACATTGAGCTGTGCCGCAATGGGAATGACGTTGCCCATGGACTGGGCCATCTCGCCAAAGGATGTCTTGCCGAAGTTCTGTGCCAGGAGCATCTGGTCCGTCACCGCCGTGGCTTCTTCTGCCGATTTTCCATAGGCATTGAGGACGGTCGTGACGCCGTTTACGGCAGTCGTCGTATCCGTGAACCCGGCCTTGGCGGCGATGGTCATATCCTTGACAAAGCCTACGGCATGGCCGGCATCGCCCCCCGCCGAGATGGCCTGGTAGACCGATTCGGAAAGGTCGGCAACGCCCGCCCCGGTTTCATCGCTGACAGCACGGATCTCATCACTGACCTTCTGCATGGAAACGACCGTCGTATCCACCAGTGTCGAAATCTTGGCGATGCCATTTGCAAAATCGCTGTGCAGTTTGAAGCCTGCCGTCGCAGCCGCCAGGATGGGTGCCGACAGCAGGGCCATCTTGTCTGACAGACCGGAAATCTTGCTCCCCGTCTGCTCGATGCTCTTTGCCGTCCGTTTCTGGATGCGCTCATGCTCCGTCAGCTTGTCTGACAGGCCGCTGACCGACTGTTTTGCCGCCGCCATCTGGGTCTTCATGGTCCCCAGGCTCGCATTGACACTCCGTACCGTCGGCGTGAACAAATCCCGCAACCGGATGGCGGCATCGATGACATTATTGGCCATGCTGTTTCACCTCACTCCCAAAGGATGGATTCTGCCGCTTTTCAAGCGGCCAGAATCGTGTACAATAAAAGAAAACAGACAATACGCAGAAAGGATGATGGTTATGAAGACTGAAAAAGCAGGAAATGATTTCATCGAACACCTTCCCTATATTGAAACGGTTATTTTTTCAGCTGGCGGCTACTTCGGAGGATTCGAGAGAACGACCGTCCATTTCTCCGGCAGTCAGGCTGTATTTGATGCAGAAACCATGAATCCCCCGTCCGCCATGGCTCCGGCTCACTATGAAGGCATGACGAAATCCCAGTTCTTAGCAAAACTGCGGTCGATTCATATTGAAGACTGGGATAAGGAATATATGGACCCGGGTGTCCTTGATGGAGAGCAATGGGACCTTGAAATCCGCTTCTCCGATGGCCGCAGGCCGCTGATCATCAGCGGAAGCAATGCCTACCCGCCGCACTTCAGAAGCCTGCGGCGGCTCATGACTTCCGTTCCCAGGCAGGCAAAGAAGTGAATACGCATGGATCCGGCTCTGGATTGACTGTTCCATTTCCTGGCAATACAATAGATTCAAGGATTCCCCTCTGGCAGAGAAATCGTACTGCCAGCAGCTGCTGCCGGACGTACGAAGGCATCGGCAGTGCGGGAATCCTTTTTATTTTTTCTCTTCCCGTTCTTCCATCTCATAGCGGATGAAGGCATACAGCACCTGCCGTTCACCGTATCCCAGTTTCATGACCGCTGACGGCAGCAGGTGATGCTCCCGGAACAGGAGATACATCGCCTGCACTTCGCCATCGGTCCAGATCAGTTTTTTACGGCTTTGTCCGCCTTTTCCTGGGTCGTATAACCGTTGAGTTCCGTAATCTGTGCCGTAAGGTCGGCGATTTCGCCTGCCAGGAAGAGCTTGCGGATGATGTCACCAGGGAGTACGGCCCCGAATTTTTCCAGCAGGTCCTTGTTCTTGAGGTCGGGGTCGGCAATCCCTGCCAAGAGCGACTGGGTCTGCATCTGATAAATGTCGATGTTATCAGCGCTGCCGTTGGTGAAGTCCACGGCCATCTTCTGGATATCCGCATAGCGTTCCGGATCGATGGCCCGGAGCGTGATGACAAAATCGAACCCGAACAGCTTCGAGAGCCGTTCCATCTTCACTTTCTTCTCAGGCCGTTCGGCCAGCTTGTTCACTACATCTGCTTTCAGCAGCCGGTCTACCATATTCATGTGCTTGTTCTCCTTATGCTAAATCCAAGAGATCCCAATCCGAGAAGGTGAAGCTGTAGCTTTCCTCGCCCATCTTGTCCACTTCCCAGTCGGCCAGAATCAGGCTGTCAAAGGTCGCATCCTTGATGACGATGCGCTCGCTGCCGATGGCATCCTTGTCATCCAGGACGGAAACGATGGTCACGACAGTCTGCCTGCCCGCCTTGATGTTGTCGTTCATCTTCCGGATCATGTAGCTCGACACCTTATGCAGCTTCAGCTGGCCTTTGCAGTCGTAGCCTGTGACCTTGTAGCCCTTGCCTACATGGCGGAGCATCTTTACTTCTTCCTTGGTCAGCGTGACCTCGGCCTTGAATGCCATTGCCTCGGCCATGAGGTCGCCGTCGATATACAGGTCGGCATACTTGCCGTTCATGACCCGTTTGGCTTCCATACTGTTCATCCGGCTTCACCTCCTCAGATATTGATGGTAATTGTCACGTCTTCCATGGCATCCAGCAGCGATGCCTTGACGGCGATGAACACATTGCTGCCGATATTGGCCAGCTTGATATCCATATCGGACATGTCTGCCAGTTCTGCCTTGGTGTATTTGCCGTTGGATTCCAGCCATATCTTCGTGGATTCCACATCGATATAGGCTGTGTTCTGGTCCTGTTCCAGCAGCCCTTCCTGGGCCAGCTGGTCAAGATATCCCTGGATGGCCGTCACCAGGAGGCAGCGGTTCGCATAGCTGTTGGCGTACTTCCCGAGGTAATGGTCCTGGGCCGTCGTGCGGATATCGTCGTGCATCATATCCATCAGGTCCACGAGCTTGATTTTCTGGAAGCTCGTTCCCTTGTCCTGGACGGTGGTCACCAGGGAGTTGATGCCCCGGGCCAGTTTCACCTTTTCACCGTCAAAGAAGAAGAACAGCTTTCCTGCCCCGGCCATGGTGTCCATTTCCTCTTTCGTCCAGACATCACAGCCGATGACTTCCGGCAGCGGTGCGTAGGTACAGGAAATCGTCATGGGCGTTCCGGCGATGATGCCGGCAATGCGGCTGCAGTACTGGGCCGTCGTATAGGTCTTGCTCTTCGTGCGGATGGTCTTATTGACGAAGTTGATGACGCCTTCCGTATCTGCCGTACAGTCTGGCAGCACGGCCTTGATCATCTTGTCTTTATTGGTACGCATCCCCTTGACCCAGGTGGCGATGGTATCGATATGCGACGTTCCGATGTCCGGAATGACCAGGTAATCGAAGCGCTTGTTCTCGATGACCTTCAGGATATCCGTATAGTCCTCGGCTTCACTGCTGATGATTTCGGCGATGACCTTCTTCGGGCTGTTCACATAGCCCCGGAGCGCCAGTTCCAGCTGCTCCCGGTTGCTGTCAGACAGCTCCTTGGGGATGTCATCTGCCGTGTACAGGTTCACTTCCGTCACCGAAAGCAGTGTTTCTTCCTTCAGGATCATCAGGACAATGCCGCGCTCACTGCGCTCGATGGCGCTGATGCCTTTTTCCTTGAACACGACATTAATGGATGGCATTTTCATGTTTCGTTGTCTCCTTTCCCCGATACCGCTGATGTAGCACCTTCATCCGTTCGGCTGCTTCCGTTTCATCGGCGGAATCATAGTACTGGACGGTCAGCGTCAGCCGGCCGCCATCGTTGTCGGCCCCGATGAGTTCCTCGTTCATCGAGAGGACAGCAAAAAACCTGTCCTGGACGGCAATCCCGTCACGGAACAGGTCTTCTGCAGCGGCCAGCACTTCATAGATGGATGTGCTGGCCGTCTGCTTCTGCGGTATATAGGTGATGTACATATCTGTATCCCGGTACACTTCCCTGCGGCCCTGGGGCGAAGCCACCGTCATCGTCTTCAGGAAAAACGCTGGCGGACGGAACCCTTCCTTCACTTCCTGCAAGTACACGGGATACGGGAACCGTTCCTTCAGCTTCTGCTGTATGGCCTGCAGGATGTCGATGTCATGGATCATGTGCCGCCTGCTTTCTTCAGGAGCTTCTTCGCCAGTTTCTCCAGGCCCGGCTGCAAATCCCGGGCTTCGAAGGCCTTGACGGATTTCTCCGTATAGTGCTGGCCTTCATAATAGCCAACGGTCCTGCCACCCGGCGTTTTCTTGACATGGCCGTTATTGAGCAGGTGATGGACCGGGTGCCGATTGACCAGTTCATAGGTCAGCTCCGA